ACCCTCGATTCTATCTTTAGCTCTGATATGGCTATTGGGAGATACGTTGCACAAAGGGCGGGCATCGGTATCAACGCGGGCAGAATCCGTGGCATCAACAGTAAAATCCGAGGCGGAGAGGTTCAACACACAGGTGTGGTCCCCTTCCTCAAAAAGTTTGAATCAACTGTGCGATGCTGCACACAAAACGGTATCCGAGGTGGGTCAGCGACTGTCCACTTTCCAATCTGGCACCAAGAAATCGAAGACATCATCGTCTTGAAGAATAACAAAGGTACAGAAGACAATCGCGTAAGGAAACTTGACTACTCCATCCAGATTTCAAAACTTTTCTACGAACGTTTCATTGCGGATGGAGAAATTAGCCTATTCTCACCGCATGACGTACCAGGTCTGTATGATGCTTTTGGTACTGACGCATTTGACGATCTCTATTTGGGTTATGAACAGGATGAGTTTACTCCAAGAAAAACTGTCAGTGCTCAAAAACTCATTCTGGACATCCTGAAGGAACGTGCAGAGACTGGTCGTTTGTATTTGATGAACATCGACCATTGTAACTCTCACTCATCGTTCAAAGATAAGGTTGAGATGAGTAACCTCTGTCAGGAAATTACTCTTCCAACATATCCCATCAATCATATTGATGATGCTAACGGTGAGATTGCTCTGTGTATTCTTTCTGCAGTCAATGTTGGAAAGATTAAATCTGATGAAGAATTGGAAGACCTTTGTGAACTTGCTGTCCGTGGACTGGAAGAACTGATTGACTATCAGGAGTATCCTGTAGCGGCAGCAGAACGCGCTACAAAGGCACGTAGGTCGCTTGGAGTAGGATTTATTGGTCTTGCTCACTATTTGGCAAAACTGGGTTATCAATATGACTCTCAAGAGGCATGGGATGCAGTTCATGGACTCTCTGAATCCTTCCAGTATTATCTACTGAAGGCATCCAATCAACTTGCAAAAGAGAAGGGTTGGTGTTCTGACTTTGGACGTACCAAGTACTCTGATGGAATTCTTCCCATTGATACATACAAGAAGGACGTTGATGAAATTACCACTCAGGAGTTAGTTCATGATTGGGAGTCTCTTAGAGCATCTATCTTGGAACACGGACTGCGACACAGCACGTTGTCCGCACAAATGCCTTCGGAGAGCAGTTCCGTTGTGTCAAATGCCACAAACGGGATTGAACCACCTAGAGGATACTTGTCCATTAAGAAGAGTAAGAAAGGACCCCTTAAGCAGATTGTTCCACAATACCAATCTCTCAAGAACAATTACACGCTTCTTTGGGACATGGAGTCTAATCGTGGTTACATCAACGTTGTTTCCGTGATGCAAAAGTTCTTTGACCAGGCAATTTCTGGTAACTGGAGTTACAATCCAGAGAACTACCCAGACAATGAAGTCCCAGTGTCCACCATGGCACAAGACTTTTTAACTACATATAAGTACGGGTGGAAAACTTCTTACTACCAAAATACACATGATATGAAAAATGATGAAGTAGAAGAAGCAGAAGAAGACAAATCCGAACTTCAAAACATACTTAGCGATTTAGAAAAAATAGAGGAGGGAGAGTGTGAGTCCTGTGCAATTTAAAGTTTCTTTAGAAGACAAGAAGACTGACATCCAAGGGATGACAGTTTTCAACACTGAACAAGTTAATACTAAGAAACAACCAATGTTCTTTGGTAAACCTCTTGGGGTCCAAAGATACGATTCATACAAATATCCAATTTTTGATAAACTAACCACTCAACAACTCGGTTACTTTTGGAGACCTGAAGAGGTTTCTCTCCAAAAGGACCGTGGTGATTATCACACATTGCGTCCTGAACAGAAACATATCTATACTTCTAACCTGAAGTATCAGATTATGCTTGACTCTATTCAGGGTCGTGGTCCTGGTATGGCATTTATTCCATATTGCTCACTGCCTGAGTTGGAAGCATGTATGGAAGTGTGGGGATTTATGGAAATGATCCATAGTCGCTCCTACACATACATCATCAAGAACGTCTATGCAGACCCTTCGGAGGTCTTTGATAAGATTGTCACGGACAACCGCATTCTGGAACGTGCTAGCAGCGTTACAGGTTCATATGACGACTTTATTCGTTGTGCTCAGCAGTGGGGCGGCGGTAATATGTGGCAAGAAGGATTTAGAGATTCACCTACATCCCAATGGGAAATCAAAGATGTCAAACGAAAACTCTACAGAGCAGTTGCAAACGTTAACGTTCTTGAAGGTATTCGGTTCTACGTTAGTTTTGCTTGTAGTTTCGCCTTTGGTGAACTTAAGCTTATGGAAGGATCAGCTAAAATCATTAGTCTCATCGCAAGAGACGAAAACCAACACCTAGCAATCACTCAGAACATTCTGAACAAGTGGAGAGATGGTGATGATCCTGAAATGAAACAAATCATGAAGGAAGAGGAAGAGTGGACCTATAAGATGTTTGATCGTGCGGTCAATGAAGAGAAGCGTTGGGCAGACTATCTGTTCAAAGACGGTTCTATGATTGGTCTGAATGACAAACTGCTTCAACAATATGTTGAGTGGATTGCTAATCGTCGCCTGAAAGGGATTGGATTGAAACCAGTTTATGATATTGCTGCGAAAAACAATCCTTTACCTTGGACACAGCATTGGATTTCTTCCAAGGGTCTCCAGGTTGCCCCTCAGGAAACCGAGGTAGAATCATACGTTGTCGGAGGAATTAAGCAAGATGTCAAAAAAGATACATTCAGCGGATTCAAACTCTGAGGATGAAGAACTTAAGTTGATTATGGATGCTTACAGGAAAGCAGCAGAATACGACGATTATATGTTTGGAAATATTGACTATGCTGAATCTTGGTTAGGAATAACTACATCAAAATAGTATAGATAGAGGAGTTACGACTCCTCTTTTTTATGCCACGCAATCAAATTACTGTCGCAGAGATGAGAACAAGAGTAGAGAAAATTAAAAATGAACTCTACTGGGAAGAAAATAAGTACGGTGAAGAAGCCAGAGGTTTAGCACATAAATATGTCAATATGGTGTTAGATGCTATTGATGAATATAGACTATGAAAATCCCTGGATATATTGTGACAGACCTTTTTCTAGTGACGATATTGACGACAACTATGGTTTTGTTTATAATATTACCAATCTCACCAACCAACGACAATACATTGGGAGAAAGTATTTTTGGTCTCATCGAAAACCTCCAGGGAAAAAACGTAGAGTAAAAAAAGAATCTGATTGGAAAAAGTATTATGGGTCTTGTCCAGAACTTAAAGAAGAAATTGAACGAATTGGGAGACAGAATTTTAGTAGAACTATCATCAGCTTACATAAAACAGCTGGCAAAACAAACTTTGAAGAAACAAGACAACTATTCGTCCACGGAGTCCTCACCGAATCACTTGACGACGGAACACCAAGATACTATAATAGCAACATCCTCAGCAGATACTTTAGAAAAGACTATTATGGAAAAAACGACTGAACCAGTTGTACAAATTCGTGACTGGTCAATCGACCGTATTCATCATCTTGCTGACACTGGTGACCTTC